AACGCCGACATGGACTCTGAGGAGGAGTGTTCCTACCAAATTGAGTTTGAAATTGTTGATCCAACCAAAGTCTCAACTCGAGATGAGTTTTTCAATATAATTCACAAAGTGAATGACCTGTCCAAATTAATTCCTATGTAATAAGTAAGATGATGCTCGTTGTGTTTATCACTCTATTCGTATTGTACCTATTATATGAATCTCGACCAATTGCGGAAGAAATTGGGGGATCTACACATTTCTTTCTCAGTCACGGAGCCTCACGGAACATGTATCTTAAAATGCACGGGGATGGAATGAGCCAGGAAGATTTAAATTTGTTCGTGACCCTCGAAAACGCACTGCTTCAACTCGAATACAATTCGGTGTGTACGAGTATTTCGCGGCTCATTGAAGCCACTGCCGCATCAAACCTAATTAAAGAGAAATTTCCAAAATATGACTTTTCATATCACGCAATTCACCTCAAGCAGGTGGCCTACCCAACTAGAACTGTGAACTCGCGAATAAGATGTTAATGAGGTTCCAGACCAGCATACGATGTTTGGGGCTCTCAATCTTCTCGTGATTTTTAAGAATGTGCATGATAAGTTTGTTATCATCGGGTTCGTGATGCTCGCGCTCATCTACTTTCTGTCTCTCCCTCTCCTGTCTAATGTAATCAGCTATGACATAAATAATTGCGTCTAAAAACTCTTCGACGGCCATGTCAATCCAAGAGTTTTTAGGTGTTCCCCACTCTCTCGTATCGGAATCAACAATCACACCGTGGCCATAACGCTTCTTACCAATCTCAAGCCTGCCAACGATCTGTTCGGTAATTGATTCCATATTTTATCTCTGCGATTTATTCCTTAAGTTTATCCAAGTCTTTTTGTACTTTTCAAGCTGTTTCATCGTTGGACCATTCTTCATGATGTAATTTGTCGCGGCGTCTCTGTATTGGGTCACAAGTTTATTTGGTACACCTGTGACATTGAGTTGATTACGAACAACTTTCTTTTCCAAGTTTCTCCCTCTCTCACCCTTCCATCGGTTGACGAGGCGTTTCTTGAGGGTATCCACATCCTTCTTGAATGGAACACCTTGTTTGTTACCAGTGCTTAACTTATTGAGACGAGCCTTCATCTCTCGGACATCTTTATCAAGGGAGGGCATCACATTCTTGTACCTCGTCATCCATCGCTTACCGTAGAGTTTGACGATATCCCTGCGAATAGAGTTTTCATTGAGCCCCCTCTTCTTGATGACCGCGTCCTTCTTCTTTTGTGCCACCTCCTTGCGTGTGGGTGGTGTCTTTGGCTTTGGTTTTGGCTTTGGAGCCAGCATTGCGTTACGCGCACTCTCAATCTTCTTACAGAGGGTGGTCTTTGTCTCCTTGGCGTCAAGCTTAATCTTGAGGATCCCCGCGACCCGAAGAAGTTCAGTCTTACTGTAACCCGTACACGTGGCGCGCCCAACTTTGAAGTTGTTCCCCGAGCCAACGAGGGCAACATTCTTGTTCTTTTGGGTGTTACGGAAGGTGGCACTCTTCACACCCGAAATCTTCTTAATCTTTTCGCAAATCTCTTCCTTCTTTGTGGATGTTGTGATACCCACGACCCCCATCTTCTTTGCGAGATCCACGAGTTCCGACTTTGGCATACGCATACACTGCTTGGCGTCAATCTTGATGGCTGCCGTCTGCTTCTTGGTCAAGACGGCCTTCTTTCTGATGGGTTTCCCCCGTACCAATCTATTTGGCACCGACGCGGTCAATGTAATTTCTCCCCCCTCATAGAGCATCTTCGCCAGTTGGGAGCCATCGGTGTAGGCCGAGAGCATATCAGCTGGACTTGGGGCTCCAGATATTTGAATGTTCCCACTCTTGGCCAGAATATATTTATGACCCTTATATGTCACGTACATAAAGGGTGAGAGTTCTGGATCGTACTTAACATCCATGGCACCGTATCGGGTCGCTAACCTCTGTGTGAGCATATCCATACTCTTGAAAATGCCATTGACCCTAAATTGACCACTGAGATTGTTGTACTCAAATGGTGTGTACAGGAAGGCCTCCTTGTCGCTATAGCTATTCACAATGAAACGACGAATGAGTTCGGGTTGGTTTGAGATGTTTGACCCAATAAAGCCACCGGAGAAGCGAATCTTACCATTCTTGTAAAAGTTAATGGTGGCACCCTTGGCCTCGGTGTCATCAGAAATCGTCACCTTCATTTGGACGGTGAAGAAGTCTTTGCCGATGTCCCCCTTCTTCCCATACTCACGGGTGTGGGAGAAGCCAGTCGCAAACCGTCCATAAATACCGTTGATCTCTTTGGTATCCAAATAAAGACCCTCACCAATGGGTGTTTTGGGGAGTGGGGTCTTGAGAAGAATCTTCTTAAGGTTGATTCGTGTCTCGGCACTAAAGTTTCTATTGACAGTCGCGTTAAACATACCTGGGTTCAACTTACTGATTTTAAAAGTGGGTCTCTCAGCTGCGGCGATAATTTCGTTGGTATTGTTATTACTATTTGAAACATTAACAAACTGAGCAAACTCTCCATAGTTTTCGTTGCTCATGATATTCTTTTCGAGACGAGGGGGAAACGCCATGTCCGCCTCAATCTCCTTAATCAACGCATTATTTGACGCAGTCGTGGAGACAGAACTTGGACTGTTCCCGGGGCGTACCTCCACCCCCGACTGCTTGACAAATTCCCTGAGCTGCTGGCTCATTATTACTATTGGGTAGTATTTTTTTTAGTAGTCGGTGGCGAAACCGAGGGTTTCTTCGACCACATCGAGACCATATATAATTGGTTGTTTTGGGTATGTCCGCCCCTTGTAGGTCACAACCTCTTCCCTGACTTCAATATCCCTCGAGCTGAAAGGGCCTGCGTAGAAGTCTGGGTTGAACTTGGGCTTGCCCAAATTGTTTGCTTGACAGTGTTGATTGAACACCTGAATGAACAACGTTTGAGGCACGAAGAGCTCCTTCCCGAAGACGATGTTTGTACTTTCCAGGAAGTTGTGGAGGGTACTCGCAACCATCGCGACCTGCTTCTGGATCTTCTTGAAGTACTCCGGAACCACATTCCATATATCCTTGTTTCTGTACTTGTTTGAATAGTCGATGTATGCCCTGACACATTTTAGGAGAATAATTGGAAGTTCGTGATTCAACTTCTCATCGAGTTGTGGATCGGCGTCCCGCACCTGCTTTGAAAAGTTCCATGGAAGAATACGGCGAAGAACCGAGCCAGAGTTATCCTTCCAGTTGGGGACTTCATTCCCCCCGAGGACACCCGGAACTTTCCACTCAATTGAGACCGCCGTCTTATTCTTCACCGCCACCGAGACATCTTCACCCGAGACCATAGATTGGAACTCCGCCTGCTCCAGTGCGAGATCACCCTTGACCTCTGGGGCAATAAACATGAAAGCGTCCTTGATCGCCGAAAGACCAAACTTCTTTTCAATATTGTTGGAGAGGGTGCCGATATCTTCATTTTCATAAAACTTCTTGAAAACCTTGGTAATTAGGGTAGATTTACCCGAACGAGCGATACCCTTGAAGAATGGAATCACCTGCCATCCATCGAGCTCCCCCACATCATAGCAAAGACGCCCACCCATGACATACGCCCAGTAACACACTTCATCTTCAAACTTTTGATACCTGAGAATGGAATCAAACCACGGGGTGGGGATATCTTGCCACCTCTCCAGATGTGAGAAATCATCAAATTGCTGATCAAAATATTTACAGGCGATAATTGTTGGATCGAGACATCTGAATTCGCGACTGTCATATGGGTAAAAACGGCAGTCGTAGACACCCCTATCTGGGACCCACTCTTTACCCACAAAGACGCCATTCTTGAAAGACCACACGTGACGCCTCTTTGTGATTTCTGGGAACTGTGCATCAACACACTTTGTCATGTTATCAACGACATCCCTAAAAACGGCACCCCTACTTGTAAAATTTTTCCAGGTCTCAAAGTCATCATCTTTGTTGGCCAGTGAATATATGAATTGTTCAATGGTAAACTTTGGCTGCCATGCGCGGGTTCTGTGTCCCTCAACCGTTTTAATCTCCTCACAACATTGACCCTTGTATCTACGATATCCAGCTTTATATGTCTGATCTAGTGAGTACAGGAGACATTTTTGAAAGGGAGTTGAGTTCTCGACACCCTCTCCATCGAGGGTGGATGGATCACCAAGTGCACTAAACTGTGGAACGACGGTTGAATTGTCGACTCTCTCGAAGGACATATAGTGACGTCGAATATTGTGAAACCCGTCTTCTACTTGTTTTTTAACATTATTTATACGAGTCACCGTTGTGATACCATCGTCATTTATCTCCTTTTTATGAATCTTAAGATCTCTCACATGATTTTTCAGATTAGTGAGGTATGTCTGTTGTTTGTCGCGGATGCCGCGAATAGCCAGAAGATCAATTTGGTTGGGGTTTGGATTTCCGTATTCATCAAAATTATCGGGATGAACGAATTGGCGATACCCCAGTTCACGAGCGTTTCTAAAATCATTTGACTTGAGAGACCAGGCCTGTTCGAATTTATTAATGACATCGAGCACTTGTTCTTCTTTCATCGACTGGATGTGTTCCTTTTGAAGTTCGATGAGAGCTTCATATTTGTTTGGATCCTTATCGATGAAATGGGTGTGTTCCATCTATATTTATTGAATTACAAGTTTTGTTTCTAAGCTGATTTTGGGGGTTGCATTTTGGCGAGCATCTTTATAAGAATTTTATTTTGTGTTTCCAATTGGTTACACAAGTTCACGAGAGCGGAGCAAATAGTATCACCATCTGGGGTCGCCAGGAGGGACGTCATGAGTCCAGCGATGTCCATGCCTTCATCTTCCTGAAAGTAGTCCTCGTCGTCCTCAAACTCTAGATCCTCCTCCTCCTCGGAGACAATCTCACCTTCCTCAACTTCATCAACTGGCTCTTCATCCTCAGGACGAGACGACATTTTAACTTAGACTGAGAATTTTTGGGATCGAAATTTTCGCACCAGGTGCGATTTCAGCCAGAAAAAAAATCTTGGTATATAGTACAAAAACTCTCACAATGGCCGGTGGTCTCATGCAACTCGTCGCCTACGGCGCCCAAGACGTCTACTTGACTGGTAACCCAAAGGTTACCTTCTTCCAAGCCGTCTACAAGCGCCACACGAACTTCGCGATGGAAAACATCGAACAAACTGTTAACGGCACCGCCGCCAACTCTGGCCGCGTGTCCGTCACTATTGCGCGCAACGGTGACTTGGTCGGGGACATGTACGTCGAACTCCAATCCACGGCGACTTCCTCCAACACCTACGCGGGTAACCCATCCTGCTGGGTTGCCGAGCAGGCGATCGCCTCCGCGGAACTCTCCATTGGTGGTCAACGCATCGACAAGCACTACCAACGCTGGTGGCGTTTGTACTCCGAGCTTTACTTGGACGAGTCCAAGAAGGCTAACTGGGCCAAGATGACCACGGCGCTCACCGGTAACACCGTGTACTTGCCCTTGATCTTCTTCTTCAACCGCAACCCAGGTTTGTACCTCCCACTCATTGCCCTTCAATACCACGAAGTGCGCATTGACTTCGATTTGACCAACTCTTTCAGCACCTACTTGAGCACCTCTGTGTTCAAGGTCTGGGCGAACTACGTGTACCTCGACACCGAGGAACGCCGACGCTTCGCGCAAAAGGGTCACGAATACCTCATCGAGCAAGTCCAACACACTGGCTCCGATACCGTCAGCGCGACCGGCAGCGCCCAAAACAAGCGCCTCTCCTACAACCACCCAGTCAAGGAACTTGTCTGGTGCTTCAACGACCCAGCGTCCGCGAACACCGCGACTTCCTTGTGGAACTTCACTTCGGAACCAGGTCGCACTGGCATCGTTCTCGAAGCTGATGCGTTCAGCGGCCTTTCCGCGAACGCGTATGTGCCAATGACCCAAGGTACTGGTGTGCCACTCTTGCGATCCGGTATTAACGGCTGGTCCGCCAAGAAGTTCACCGAAGAAGTCGTTGGTCCATTGTCTGAATTCAAGTTGGTCCTCAACGGTCAAGACCGATTCAAGGCCCAAAAGGGTAAGTACTTCAACCAAGTGCAAACCTACAACCACCACTCTGGCTGCCCATACCCAGGTGTGTACGCGTACTCCTTCGCGCTCAAGCCAGAAGAACACCAACCAACTGGTACTTGCAACTTCTCTCGTATTGACAATGCGCAAGTCGCGGTCACTCTCCCAAGTGGGGTGGCGTCCACGACCATGCACATGTTCGCGGTCAACTACAATGTCCTCAGAATTCAATCAGGGATGGGCGGTCTTAGCTTTAGCTCGTAATGGAGTTAAGAACAGGACCAAAAAGCAGGCGTTAAAAGCGTTTGTCCTGCTAGTCTGTTTGTGCAGGCGAGACAACCTGGTTGCGGGAAGTTCC